TAATCCTAGTAATCCTACTATAGGTCAAACAGGACAGATATATGTAATACAAGACGGTACAGGATCACGAACATTAGCCTACGCAAGTAACTGGAAATTCAGTGGTGGTACTGCACCCACATTAACAACAGATGCTAATGCTATAGATTTGCTTGTATATAATGTTAGAGCAGCAGATAAAATAGATACTGTATTTCTTGGTGATTTTAAATAATTTTCATTTATAAGGATAGTAAATGGCGTCTACTATTTCCAAACTAGCTAAGTTAAATCTTAAACCGGGATTTCACAGAGAATCAACCCAGTACTCTGAAGAAGGTCGTTGGTTTGATGGTGATCGTGTGCGCTTTAGAGAAGGCAAACCAGAGAATTTAAGAGGCTACAATAAATTTACAATAGATGATGACAGAACAATTGCTGGCATTGGTAGAGATTTAATAACGTGGTCAAAAAATAATTCAGAGAAACTTCTTTCTGTAGGAACAGAGAAGAAACTTTATATAGTAGATGGTTCTTTTCCTTATGATGTAACACCTATTGTTAGTACAGTTACTATCGGTAATGATGGGACTACAGGTAACTTCAGTACTATCTCTGGTCAGAATTTAGTTTATGTAAGTCTTACGAATAACAACACCAGTATAGGAGACTTCATAGAATTTACTTCTACTTCTATTAATGGCTTTAGTCAAGGAACAAACTTTGCTGCCTCTGCTTTTGGTGGTCCTGTCCTAGAAGTTGTCAGTGTTGTAGGTGTGAATAGCTTTGCTGTATCGGTTGAGTACGCATCTAACGCTACTCAAGCAGGACCGGGACAAGGCACTGCACACTTTCTTATATCTACTGGATCAAACGATAGTATTCAAGGAACTGGCTACGGTGCAGCAACATACCTTGCGTCAAGTACATCTATAACATCAGCAAGAGCTTGGAACGAAGCTGCAGGTACATCTGATATTGTTTTTGCTGCTACTCAGTGGTCTTTAGATACATTTGGAGAAGACTTACTAGGAGTTAAAAGAGGAAATAAACTTTGTCATTGGGATGCAGATGCTAGTGTAACACCTCAAAGAGCTACGATTGTTCCTAATAGTCCTAATAATATTAATAGTATTGTAGTATCTCCTAATGATAGACACGTTGTTGCTTTAGGTACAAACGAATTTGCTTCTAATGATTTTAATCCTATGCTTATTAGATGGGCAGACCAACAAGACTATAATAACTGGACACCTTCAATCAGTACAACATCAGGAGAACTGGTCGTTGTGGATGGTACAGAAATTATAGCTGGTATCAGAACAAGAAACTCTATCCTTATATGGACAGATAATGCTTTGTATGGTTTGCAATTTGTTGGTCCTCCCTTCATATTTAGTATTCAACAATTAGGTTCTAACTGTGGTTTGATAGGACAACACGGTGCTATAGCAGTAGATTCAGCAGCATTCTGGATGAGTGATGATAACTTCTATGTATTCGATGGTTCTGTAAGAAAGCTTGACTGTACAATAAGAAGACATTTGTATGATGATTTTAATATGACGCAGAAAGCAAAGGTTTTCTGTGCTACTAATTCAGAGTTCCACGAAATTATTTGGTTGTATCCTACAGAGAGTTCTTCTGAGCCAGATGCATATGTTATCTTTAACTACATAGAAAATACTTGGGTGTACGGAACAAACTTCTTCACTACCTATGCAGATGATAGTATCTTTGATAACACAATTACAACAGGAAGAGTAAGTGCTTCAGATGGAACCCGTATATGGAACAACGAACCTGATGATATATTTACTGGAGATGGTAAGGCACTAACATCGTTCTTGGAATCTGCTGATTTTGATTTACAGGATGGTGGAGACATAATGTTTTTAAGCAGGGTTATTCCTGATTTTACATTTGGTGCAGGAACAAATCTAAACTTCTCTATTAACTTAAAGGATTATCCTTCTGATACAGCTATAGAAAAAGGACCATATACTTTAAATCTAGCTACCAATAAAGTAGATTTGAGAGCAAGAGGAAGACAGGCTAACGTAAGAGTTTCTACTTCTGATGTAGGTGCGGAGTGGAGGTGGGGCAATATGAGGATAGCTCTACAGCCAGACGGTAAACGATAATGATTTATCCTGAACTCCCTTCTTATTCTTTACTCTACCAAGAAGAAGAGATAAAGAAACTCTATAAAGACTTGTCTTCTTGGGCAGGACAACTTAAAACTTTACTGGAATTAAGAGATACTCAAGTTGATAACACACCATCTACTAAGGTTTACTCTGTTGTTACTGTGACTTCTATAGGTAGACCTGCTAGTGGAGATATAGCTTTCTCTCTTGGAGAAGGAAAGTTTAAAGGATATGTAAGTGGAACAGGATGGGTAAACTTTAACTGATGACTATGACACAATCACAGAAGATATTAGATATATTATATAATAGTACTTATATTCAGAATATGAATAAAGGTTATGTGGAATCTACTGTCGAACAGGGTATGGCATATCCTAAAGATTCGGTGTATAATAATCCTAATACTTTACATGCAGATATGACTAAATCGCAGTCTAACTATATGAACCCTAAACAAGCGAAGGTAATCTAGTAATGGCGTATATGGTAAATAGAGACGCTCCTTATAGTGGTCTAGCTAATCTTATGGCTATGAATGGTAGGTTTGGGGATACTGAACTTGTTCATATGTCTAAGCCAGAGATTAGAGGCTTGGCTTCTTTAGGTGAGCTTACTATTAATCCTGATACTGGTTTACCTGAAGCTTTTAGTTTAGGTTCTGTTTTACCTTTAGCTATTAATATAGGTCTAGGTGCTGCTACTGGAGGAATGTCCACCTTTGCTCAAGCAGCTATAATGGGTGGTGTTAATCTAGCTATGGGTCTAGCACAAGATAAATCTTTTGGTGATGCTTTGTTTGGTGCTGCGCTTGGTGCTGCAGGACCTGCACTAATGAGAGGTATAACGGGTGCTGCAGGTGCTGGTGCTGGTGCTGTAAGTGGATCGGCACCAACTGGTGTAGAAGGTTCTTTAGCTAGTAGTGCGAGTCCAACATTTACAGAAGGAGCTTTAGCTCTTCCAACAGATGCTCAGATAATGGCAGGGATCACACCACCGGGATTTGGGGGTGTTTCTACTGATGCTTTTTTTACTGACGCTATTAGTACACATGGAGGTGAGCTAGGTGGAGTAGGTCAAGGAATGGGTTCCGTTTCTCCTCCTACACCTTCTTTTGGATCAAAGATAGCAAATTGGATTGGAGATAATCCTCTTGAAGCAACAGGTGTGGGTGGATTAGGACTTGCAGGACTAGCTGCATTATCAGGAGGAGAAGAAGAAGTAGATGTTATCGAAGAAGAAATACAACCACTACCACGATCTGAGTTTACAGGACATAAAACTAGAGGTCCATTTACAGAACAACAACTGCTTGACTTAGCTCTTAGAGGAGGGGCTGCACTTGATGATGATGACATTGATGAAGATGGTCAGCTTGCTTATGATTTCTTTACTCCCGGTAGCTACACTCGTAAAAATGATGGTGGTTTAGTTGGAATACCTCAAACTAAACAAAGAAGTAATGTAACTAATTTTATGTTAGCTGAAGATAAGGGAATGCCTTCTTCTCTTAGTGTGTTTGAATTAGGAAAATCTTTAGGAAATATGGGTAAGGAGCAACCTAATTCAGGTATTATGCAATTAGCTGTAGGTGGTCAACCTAAATCTAATATTGCTCAGATGCTTAACCCTACTCTTGAAAGACAAGCCCCTACTCCCTCTTTAAATTATGATGAGTTAAGAAGAAGAGCTTATTTACAGGAAGAAGGTTCTCCTTTAAATATTTATCAGACACAGCACGAAGATATATTAAGGGATACTTTAGGAAGAATAGTAGAAGATTCTAGAAAAGAAGTTATAGAAACTCCTGAAGAACCAGTTGCTCCTGTTGCTCCTATTCCTAAACCAGTAAATGTATTTAGTGATGATGGTAATCCTGATGCAGCGGATGAAGAGGATGCAGCAGCGGCGGCAGCAGCAGATGAAGAGGAGGCAGCAGCAGCAGCAGACGCGGAGGAAATTGCAGAAGGTGGTATTGTTGGTTTAGCTCATGGTGGAAAACTTAAACACTACGATAAAGCTTTTGATAGTCTTTATAAGTTAGGTGTTGAATTTCCTCAACTTGAAGGAATGTTAGCAAGAGAAACTGAAGCTTCTCTTCCACTAGAAAAAAGATTAAGAAGAGTTAATCCTAAAAGTAAAGCAACAGGTTTATTTCAATTTATACCTAAAGTAGCTAAAGAGTTAGGCACTACTACATCTAAAATTAAAGAGATGTCAGCAAAAGAACAAGGTGATCTTTATGCTCAATACTTAAAAAAGCATAAGTGGCAACCGGGGATTCCTCTTGGTATGATGCAAGCCGCACCAAGTATGGCTAATAAACCAGATGATCATATTGTTTATAAAAAAGGAAGTAAAGCATATAAACAAAATCCTAATTGGATTGGACCTGAAGGAGAAATAACAGTAGAAAGTATAAAGAAATATTATGATCCAAACTATAATATGGAACCCCAAGAAGAATCAGATGGTGGTTTGGATATAATAAAAATGTTAAAGGGTATTCTTCCTCTTTCAGAAGGTGGTACAATAAACCAGTACTTTGAAGGACAAGTTGTAGGTAAAGGTGATGGCATGTCTGATCAAATTATGTTTGAGGTCCAAGGAAAAAAGCCTGATAAGGCTCTATTAAGTAAAGATGAATATGTTCTTCCTGCTGATATGGTATCTATATTAGGTAATGGTTCTTCTAATGCAGGTGCAGAGGTACTTGATCAGTTTGTAAAAGATACTAGACAAAAGGGTTTTGGAACACAGAGGCAACAAAGACAAATAAATCCCCAGAAAGGATTGTCAGCATTAGTATAGAATGAAGTTAATTAAAATTGAGCAGAACTGTACTCACATTACTTTTCCTTATGTATCACATTTATTAAAGAAAGCTTTAGAATATAATGATGGAGAATATTTAATAGAAGATATTTATTCTAGCTTATTAGATGGGAGATTAACTTTATGGGTAGGTTGTTCAGAAGAACAGAAGCGAATAGTTTTTGCAGGGACAACAGCAATAATAAAATACCCTCAGTATAATGTATTAGAAGTAGTACACGTTGGGGGAGAGAGCAACAAATTTATTAAGTATATAGAAGATATATGGAATAAGGATTCTGAACTAATGAAGTATGCTAAAGTAAACAACTTGAAAAGAATAAATATATCAGGAAGAAGTGGTTGGCTCAGAGTTTTAGGTAAAGTTGGTTTTAAAAAATCATACACAGCATTAACAAAGGATATATAACTATGGACCTTGGGATGAAAAATATTGATAGTCTGTCTACTATAGAGAAGATTTCTCTGTATAACTGTCTTTATAAAGACTTGGCTGGTAAAGGTATTGATGGTGATACTGAGCTTGCCCATGTGAACAAGGAGGAAATGGAAGTCCTGCGTTCTATGGGTGGGTCTGGCACTATTAATCCTCACACTAATCTGATTCAGTTTGGTGGTGGAGGTGGTAAAAGCCAACCTACTCAAACTACTCAAACTCAGCAAACTACTTTTCCTAGAGAGCTACAACCTTTTATTTCAGATATCTTTGGTAAAGCCCAAGCTATTCAAGAGAAAAGAGAAGAGGAAGGTTATGTTCCTTTTCAAGGTCCACGTTTAGCAGACTTTACTGAAGATCAACAGGTTGCTTTCCAAGGAGTCAGAGATACTGTAGGACAAGGTGAACCTTTCTTTACTAGGGCTACAGAGTTAACTGAATCTGCTACGGCTGCACCTACGTCTGAATCTGTAGGTCAATTTATGAATCCTTATATTCAAAATGTTTTGGATATTGAGAAGAGAGAAGCAAGAAGACAGTCAGATGTAGCTGGTCAACAAATTGCTGGTAGGGCAGCTAGAGCCGGTGGTTTTGGTGGATCAAGAGAGGCTATCTTGTCTGCAGAGAATGAAAGAAATACTCAAAGAAACCTTGCAGATATTCAATCAAGAGGATTAGCGTCTGCATTTGAGGATGCTCAGAGTAGACTAGCTCAACAAAGACAAAGAGAACTTTCTGCAGGTCAGCAGTTCAGTGGTTTAGGGGCTGCACTGCCAGCACAAAGACTAAGAGAGTTTGGTGCTTTAGAAGCTACGGGTGCTACTCAACAACAGAGAGGTCAACAAGCTTTAGATATTGCTCAACAAGAATTTGAAATTGGCAGGACATTTCCTGAAAGAACTTTGGGAGATTATTCTGCTATTCTTAGAGGGTTTACACAACCTCTTGCTGGTAGTACATTTAGACAGGGATCAACACGAACTCCCGGCCCTAGCTTTGGACAACAGGCTGCAGGTGTAGCAGGATTAGTAGGTACTGCAAACAGGGCAGGGTTCTTTGGAAATAATAATAATAGAAGTTTCTTTGGAAACAATAGAGAAGGTGGTCTGGTTGGTCTGGCTAATGGTGGTAAGGTAGCAAGGTATCAAACAGGTACTGGTCAAGGTACTGTTGGTAATAATTCACAAAACGGTCGGATGGGATGGTTGGATATTTTAACTGCAAATAAAGAAGAACTTGATACGCTTTGGCCCAGACGAGAAATACCACAGGCGGCTAAAGAAAATACCGTTGTTGTAAAAGAGACTACAGAAGAGGGAGATTTAGCGGCGAAGCAAGCCCAACTAAAGAAAGACCTTGGTATCAATCCTCTTTCTTATGCGAATCGTCAAGCGGCAGACTTTCAAAAAGTTATAGAAATGCAAGAGGCTACCAGTAAAAGTAGAAAGGGTATGTTAGATACGAAAAGAGAACTATTACAAAAACAAATAGCAGATGCAGAAGGTATGGGTCAAGATGAATTTTATGCTGGTCTTCTAAGGTATGCTGCTGCTGATCCTGAAAAGGGAATCCAAGGTCTTTTTGAAGCTTTCCAAGAGTCTCCAGAAAAGCTGAAGGCAGCAGAACAAAGAGCGTCTGATCTTGCACTAACAGAAGCAGGATTAGATTTAGAAGGTGCAGAAGCAGACTTGAGTGACATACAGAAACGAATAGTTTTAAATAATGCTATAACAGAATCCGCAAGAAAGGGAAGTCTAGGCATAAATGATGCTGTTAAGGTACAAGCTTTTATTCATGGTGGAGGTACAGCTGAAGATTTAAAAATTATGGGCTTTGTTGATCCTGTAATATTAAAGGCGGCTGAAAAATATCATGCTAAAAAAAATCCATCCGGTAACGATCAAAAGGAGGCACCTGATCCCGCTAACGCTGCTGCTTCAGTACCTAATGTTAAACCAGCAAAACAGGAATAAAGGTTAAATAAAAACAATGGCAAATAATCCAGCCAGAACATACGAAGGTATGCTACAGGATCAAGCTTTAATTGATGCTATGTGGCATACGGATAAAGCTTTAGGAAATGAGATAGCTTATGGTGATAACAAAGCTATTCTAGATAATTTCTTAGAGAACTATAGATGGCGTGAAACTAATCTAGGCTCTATTATAAATGCTTCTAATAGAGTTGAAGATATGGATGCTAATCACAGGAAGATGTTTGCCTACACTCTTCAAGAAATAGAGAAGCTACCTAGAGCCGGTGCAGAGGGTGGTGGAAGCATGTGGGACGCTGCTTTAGATTATGGTGGTGCTGCTATTGCTGACCCAACCAATCTTGCATCTCTGGTTGCAGGTGGTTTTACATTTGGTACTGCAGGAGCGGCTACGTTTGCTGCTAAAGAAGCAGCGAAACAGGCAGCTAAAGCTGGTGTCCAAGCTAAACTTAAAGCATTGATAGGTAAAGCTGGGGTAGCTTCCTTGGTTGCAGACGGGTCTATAGCCGCTACAGGCGGTGGTTATCATAGTATAAAAAAACAAGGAATAGAAAAAGACTTAGGTCTTATTGATGAGGTTAATCCGTGGAGGGCAGTAGCTCAAGGACTGATAGAAGGTGTAGCTAGTCCTGTTGTAGGCATTGGGGCTGGAGCAGTTGGTCAGGGAATAGGGACATTAGGAGGTAAACTTATTGATAAATCTGAGGCAGCTACTCAAGGAAAAGATTTCATATCTCGTTGGCTTTTGCCTACTGGAGGTGTATCAGAAATGCAGAGAAGGCTTATTGAGAAACCTACAGGTGAGATGCTCTTATTAAAAGAAGATGCAGATATTCTATATAAAAACTTTAACAAAGCTATCGAAGCTAATCCTAAACTTAACTCAGAACAAGGTAAAGCTTTAGTTAATAAAGCTCTTGAAGGTGATAAGAAAGCTATAGATGCTTTGCGAACAGTAGACGTTGCAGCCGCAGACTTATTAGATGCATCCAGAGCAAAAATTAAAGAGGCACAAAACTTCGCTGATGAATCTGCTTTATCTAAGGAAATAAAAGGATTATTTAATACAGAGAAGGATTATGTAAGAAATATTTATGATGTCTATACTCAAAGAAAAAGGAATGTTCCCTTTGATAAGTTTATAAAAGAGAATCCAGAAATTTTAGATAAGCTTAAAATACAAATCAGAAAAAATCCTAACTCAGATTTATGGAATGATTTATCTAAAAGATATATAAACCTTAATACTGAAAAAATAAGACCTAAAGAAGCAGGTAATGAAGATGCTGTTGTAAAGGAGATTGCAAAAACTCTGTATGCTCCTACTACTCGACTAAGAAAAGAATCTGCACCGCTCTTAAAGAAAAGACTTAGATCATTAGATCAAGAAAAGATATCTCCTTTAGTACGGAAAATTATGGGTCAAAATAATGATCCTGCTTTGAGGGTATTGGAAAGTGTGAATGGTTTAATTGAATCTGCTTCACGAACTAACGCTATCAGAAACATAGCTTATGATTCAGTTAGAAATAACTATGGTTACATTTCTAAAGCAAGAAATCTTAAAGAGGCAGAAGACGAAGCAATAAACAAATTAGGACCAGATGTAATGCGTTTGGTTGGGACAACTAAAGATGCTGGACACAAAAAATTTAAAGATGAAAGGACAGTAACAAGTCTAGATGATGATGTAATTGAAGAAGGTTTGAAGTACACCTTTGTTACTAAGAAGGAAGGCGAAAAATTAAAGATGCTCCTTGATGAGACAGATATGTATCAAGGAGATCATTGGCTAGCTACTGTAGGTAGGGCTACTTCTGGTTTACAAGGGTTTATGAAGGCAGGTAAAACTCTTTACAGTCCTATAGCTATGGGTCGAAATGTTTTAGGTGCTGCTGGATATACATTAGCGGGAGGCAATGCAAAAGGTATTATAAATGCCGCTACGAATGCATACAGTAAGATGACTAATAAAGAAAGAGGTCTTCTAGAGGAAGAGTTTATTACTTCTGGTTTGAAGGGGTCTAACATTGATCTTAATCAAGCAATGAAAAGAATAGGTGATATCTCTAACAGAGAAAGTAACCAGAGTTTCTGGACAGATACAAGCATTGCTAACCTTGCTAGATCAGGAGGTCTATCTTTATTTGGTAAAAAGGGTGCTAAAGCCGCAGAGAATATGAGGGCAATGTACGCGGCTGGTGATGATATCTTTAAGTATGGTACATTTGTTAATGAAAAAGATAAAGCCAAGAAAGTTTTTGATAGTTATTCCGCAGCAAGACAGAACGAACTACTAGATAAATTCCAGAAGGATTTCTTCTACGATCCAAAGGTTGCTGATCCTGCAGCAGCAAGAAAAGCTTTAGAGAATGCTTACCTAAAAGAAGAAGCAGCAAGAACTACAGCTAATATTACTCCTGTCTATGATCGTGTTCCTAAACTCTTAGAGTTAATGAGAGGTGTGCCTATTGTTGGTTCGTTTACTGCTTATCCTGCAGAGCGTCTACGCAATAGATACAACATTATGAAGCAAGCTTCTGAAGAAATATCCAGAGGTGCGGCTGAAGGTAACAATGAGTTAGTATTAAATGGAATAAAAAGACTATCAGGATTTGGTACTATGGTTGGTGGTCTTCATGTAGGAGCGCATCTTCTAAACGAATACAATAACTTCTCTGCAGAAGAGGATGTTCTAAGAAAGAATGCTCCTAAGTATGACAGGAATGGAGCATTGCTTATTACAGGTAAGGATAAGAAAGGTAATATAAAATATCATAATCTAAACTACATACATCCTGACAGTGATATGATGGATGCCATAACTCCAATTATATTGAAAGCATTCAGAGGAGAAGATGTAAGTGAAAACTTAGGTGAAGCTGTAAAGGATTCTTTCCTTGGTTTAGTTGAACCTTATGTACAACCTAGTTTGGCTCTTCAGTTTGCCAGTGATATGTTAGGATATGCTCAAACAGGTGATGACTATTACTACAGCAAAGCACTGAAGACAATAGAGCCGGGATACGTTAATATTGCTAGAGATTTTGCTCACCATGCAGGTGCTATGCCTACAGCAGTAGAAGAAAAGCTGTATCCTAGTAGGTTTGGAGTTCCTTCTGAGAAGGCTGAAGGTATGGGAGATTATGCAAGTAAAGCCTTTGGTTTCCCTGTTCCTTTTGTCAAAGAGAAAACATTTAATCCTAAACTAGGATTAGCTTTTGCTATGAAGGAAATAGCTAAGAATGTATCAGAAGAAAATAGAGACTTTACTGATGATATAAAAACTAAGTTATTAAATTTAGACAGGAGTTCTCCTGAAAACGTATATGATACAAACTTATCTATATTAAAAAATTATAGTGATCTTCTCCAAGTTAAGCATGAGGAACAAAGAGCTTTAGCTAAAGTTGTTGACAATTTAAAAGGGGTTATGTCCCAGACAGAAATAAAACAATTTTTAAAGTATCAAGGGAAGTCTGCTAGAACAGGACTATCAGATAGAGTTATTAATTCTGTTATGCAAGGCAAAGCATATGCTATTGATAAAGGTGCTAATAATTCTTTTTGGAGAAATATAAATGAATCTTTAGCAGGTCAAACAGGATACTTACACAACAGAAGGCTTGGACCTTTAAGACGAAAAATGCGTGAGATAGAATCTTATTACCATAATCTTGATCTTTTAGAAGATGCACCAAAATTAAATTTTAGTAAGCCAGAGTAAAGAGTACCAAAACAAAATGGAAATGAATGCTGAATTTTTATTTCAGGTAGGGGCAGTAGTAGCATCCCTAGCTGGAGCATGGGGTCTAGTCAGGGCGCAAGTTATTACCTTGAAAGCTACCCAAGAAGAGATGAAGGACCATATTGATGAACTGAACAGAGAGCTTGACAAGGCAGAGAATAATGTTTCTGTTATGAAAAGCCAGATTAAAATATTAGCTGATATTCTTAGTCCTTCTAATCTTGCTTCGGAGAATAGAAGAAAGGGAGAGACTGCAACGAGACTCCACAAGCTGGAAGAAAATGTGGTAGTACTCCAGCACATGCACAATGGAAAGCATCCCCCTCTAGATTCAGAAAGGAATACATCTTAATGGATAGAACGATTGTTACATTGACAAGCGATGCAAAAGAATATCTTCGTAGTGTAGCAGAAGACGGCAAGCATATTTCTTTGGGGGTAAAGAGTGGTGGATGTTCTGGCTTTGAATATGTGTGGAGTAAGGCAGAAGATTATCCTGATGTACATTGGTCAGACCCAATAGATGATATCTTAGTGGTGGACCCACTAGCAGAATTATATATAGGTGGATCAGAGATAGACTACATCAAAGAATTAGGTGGTAGCTATCTGACAATTCGTAACCCAATGCAATCTAGTTCTTGTGGTTGTGGTTCCAGCTTCGGTGTATAACTAGGTGTTAGATTTTATCACTGAATTACAAGTAAAATTCTTTGAGTGCAAAGGACATTTGATTATCATAGGAGCATTTCTTCTGCTGGTTACTGGCTCTACATGGTACAGCATACAGTAAGGTAGTAATCTTAGGTCTAAAATAGCAAAATCCTCTGGGTGAAACTCTCAGAGCCGCACAGAGGATCGGTATTCTTTCTGGTAGGTTGGCCTATAGAACTAAGAGAAGGCTACTCAGCGGCTCTCCTAGCGAGACAATTTTCTCTAAATCGTAGCAGTTTCCACTGATTCCACTGGTTCCTCCTGAATATCGTCTTCTTCCTCCTCTTGGAACCATTCACACTCAAGAAATATTTTAGATGCTCTTTCCTCTCCTAGAATTTCTAGGTTAGTAACTATATCGTGTTCCAATTCAGCGATAGATTTAATTACTTCTTCATCTTTAACTGACCTGACCTTAGACAAAACTTCCAAAGCTTTGATGGCGCTGTTGGTGTGACCATTATTCTTGGCATAGGTATATTGGTTTTCTATTTCAGAGATAACATCTATCTTTGTCTCTAATTCTTTTTCTAGTTCTTCTACTCTCTCCTTAATATCTTCTCTTTGTATAAGTCTGTGTCCTTGAGTATGGGCAGACACGGCAGAGTATCCTGCTGACTTAGCAGACTCCGTAGCATTACGAAGAACAACGTATGCCTGACAAAACTTCTCTTGTTTTAAATTTAATTCTGCCATCGTTCTATCCGCAAAATTTTTCCCACGCTACGTTATGTGTTAGTATCTGTCTTGCTGTTGTTTCACTAAGTTGATCTTGATTTGATATACTTATTGGCTTAGTCCAGCTACATTTAAGCGTCCCGCCGCCAACGCTTACGCAACCGCTTAATAACATCACCAGAAGAAAGCATGTTAATTTCGTTTTCAATTTTATTCCTTTCATTAACTTTATCTAAAGCATCTTCTAACCCAGCCTTCTTGGCAGCATCACTGCCAGCTTTATAAGCAAAGATTAAAGGAAGAACTCTAGTAAAGAATCCAAATAGAGATGAGAAGAGGGATAGCATTTCATTCTCCTTTTAAAGGGGTAAGGACAGGGACACTGTATATAAATGCCCCTGCCTTTTATGGTAATCTACTTGCCAGTTTGTTTCGCCTTTCCTACTGTTAGGCTCAAGAACTCAAGCACTTTATATATCTTACCCATAATAGAATCAGGTGCAGGAGTTTTAGTACCTGCAACCAATAGACTAGCAACAGTAACAATACCTGTCACAGTTGATAGGATAAGTTCACTATTAGACATGACCATTTCTAGCATTTAGAATACTCCTTTATGCTGCTTCTTGTTCTAAGATTAAATCCAAGTAATGTAATCTATCGTTTTGCTTGGATTCTTTGTATACTTCGGAGACTAATGTGTTCTCTCCATAAATATTAATACTCATTTCTACTTCAGTATTATCAAATAGTCTTTCACAATCTTGTGCCATAGCCAAGAGTTCTCCTGTAGTCCAGAACTCAACCCCATTAGTTTCAACTCTCATATACTTGGGTCTTCCTTCTTGAACTGTTTCTTTTTTATCTTCCTCTGTAAGTTCTCTATCTAAACTACAATCAAAACCAAACAGATGGAAGTTACGAAAACCATAGATATGCATCATGCCTATGGATCGCATAGCAGCACAAGTTCCTCCATTAACAAACACTGTCTTATCACTTATATTTAACTTCTCGTCTACCTCTACTTCTCCATTTGCCTGACCCTTAACTTGTTTTGCTACAGCCTGAGAGAAGGCGTGCCAACCATAGATGTTATTTGTTTTAGATTGGAGCAACTCAGTAACACTAGGATCAGTCATAGAAGCAATAAAGAATTTTGTTTTATCATCGACAGTTTCAAACAAAGATGATCGTAATACACCGTGCGTACTTGTACCTGTTACTGGTCGAGGATCAAGTATAACACACGCCCACGGTTGTATGCAAGCCTTCAAAAGTTTAGGATAGCTATGCTTCACACAGATAATCCTGCCGTTCGTTTCTTTTTGAACTCTCTTTATTTCTTCGTAATCAGTAGAAGGTCCACCAGAAACAATGATAGCATGTTCTTCGTGGATAGCACATGATTTAACTATATCCCACTTAGAGATCAGGTCTACATTCTTATTAATATTATCCCAGATATATTCTTTAGGTACAGAATCCTTCGGCTGTACAATAATAGGCATCTTCTTTAAGTCTGTAGGTATGTCTGGTAGATCGTCATCATTAAGGAGAACAGCAAGATGAGTTCTACCACCACCCTTTACCCTGTCTTGTGATGGTAGTACAGTTATTCTTTTATCTGGCATGGACTCAATAAGTCTGTTGGTTCCTAAGTACTCATCGTCTAAGATGTTACCATTCTCATCCTTAGAAAAGAAATCATCGAAGACAATACAGGGTATATGCTTTAAGTTCTCGTAGTCTGATCGAACAGTTTCTTCACTGTGTCCACCATCAATGAAAGCAAATGAAGCCTTCTTTAGTTTCTTCTGTGCTTTCTTTAGAGTTACTTTAGAGTCTCCTCTGAATAGGTTAAAGGTAAATGTCTTACCTTCTTCCTTCATCTTTCTTTTGAAATCAGCCAATCGTTTTCGTACTGCCTTGGCTTTGTTGTGTGCCTTTGAATTTAGTTCTACTAAATCTAGTTCTTCTGTAGCTTCCTCAAACAAATCGAAGCCTATATATCTTACCTTATCGCTCTTCTCAAAAGCAGCCAATGACATTTCAATAGCACGACCACCATTCCATGTACCTACCTCTACAATACAGTCAGTAGCATAAGCACGGACAAGCTCTGCTAACTGTCTATATCGGGGAAGACCAATGTCAGGAGCAACGGTGTCGTCAGACAACTCACTCTTTAGATTACCTTTGAAGTGTTTCATGTATTGAGATACAGGAGAATTAGCAAAAGCAGATAGACCTTTAACATCCGGTGTAAGGTTATGTACTTTCATACCGTGAGCAATATAAATCTTTAGAAGCCGCTCAAAGATAAAGCCATCATGCCATTCTCTGTATGACACAACCTCGCCAATATCATAGCATCCTCGCAGGTCTGCTAACATATAGTGAGGTGACTGATAATCAAGATTAAAGGCTACGAAAGAAGTCTCACTATAATCTACATCCTTACGTCCTAGATGCACAAGCTCTGCTTTCTCTGGTAGAAAGGCGAGAACTCTTTCTTCACTTAAAGGTTTGGTAGTTTCTGTATCAGCATCTAACCATATCAACCATCCACCTTTAGCTTCCTTCTCACTTATCTCTAGAGAGAGATCAGTCATGGCATATACTTTATGGCACCATTTAATAGCATCCATACGCCAGCTATAATCTACCTTACCACCTTCCGTACCATCATGTATCTTCATATGCTCTCTAAAAGAGATCATATCTTCTACATCATTAAGGTTTCTATATTCAATTACCTTTGATTGTGGAAACTCTGCTACCAATTCATCAGGACAATCGTGATAATAAGCTATAAGTTTTAGATCGTCTTTCCAAAACTTAGATACTGATTCCAGCATATTCTTGGCATAGCTAATATAGCCAGCCGCACTGAATGAAGTTACAAATCTGATCATTTTATTGTGCCATCTCCTCGTATAATTCTGTCCATTCTTTAGCGTACTGTTCATCTATTTTTCTTTTAGGTTCCCATGCTCTAAACAAGGGACCACCAGTAGTAAAGTGAACGCACTTAGGTTCAATATCAGGAGAAGAATGATCATCAAGCCAGTTCCATTCTTCGTCTATGCTTCCTATATCTTCACTGTCACACCAATGAAATCCATGTAGCCATGTACCTGATTTAATATTAACATCTGATATAGTTAGTTCTGTCTTTAGCCAAGGATGAGAACAGTTCCAGAACATAAAGCTAGACCAGTTCTTTCTTGGATATACCTGCTGTACTTTACCATCCATCTTTGTTTTATCTTTAGGATAATGCTCATGCTTAACACAACTAACTACGCTCTTAGTATTCTGGAAAGTATTGAAGACCTCTAAGATATCAGACCTAACAAACATATCACAGTCCATAAAGATAGCATGACCTTGATGTAGGTTAAGGAAAGGAACAAGGAACCTAGAGAAACTAAACTCAGTAGAGAATGGTTTCCTGTCAAAGATATCTACTTGTTTACCATCATCAATTGTCTTACCTCTTCTGTAAAGACCAGACAATCTCACACTATCTTGAACCAAAGGAACAATGTTAACAGGACCAGAGGCATGTTTCTGTATACTATATTTTAAAACATTATAATAAGGTTCTTCTCTTTTATCAAATCCAATATAAACAGTAGGCATACGGGCGATATCATTATTATTATTCATTATTTTTATTATCTCCTTTCACCGTAAGAAAGATAGAGGGCAGCACCCCAACCGCCCCCTATCATACAGCCTAACGTACTTCCGACTAACGACTGAATCATACACTACTAATTAAGTAATGTCAAGCATTTATTTACACACCACAACTTCCACCATGACCAGTGATATCACATATGTCATGTGTCTCTAGGCTTTCTTCAAACTCTTCACCTAACTTGGTCACTGCTTCCTCATAAGGTACACTGGTTAAAGGTTGACCACCTCTACAAGAATCAGGATAGACAGTGAAGCCTCTTAGCCTATGAGCATAGGACGCAAGAGTGTTAGCAAAGTCATCTACTGTATCAGGATTGTTAAGCTTGCTACCCCATGATGGTAGATTAATAGTAGAAGAGATGGACATATCTACATAGTCTTGAACGTCTGCCTGAAACTTCATGCGGCGTTTGTAGTCTTCAGCTAAGTCAAGTGCAGACTCAATCTTATCTGGAACAGCACCATAAAGATCAATCAGTTCCTGTGCTGCACTATCTACAACGTACTGATAGTGCCAACGTGTACCACCTTTAAGATACCTACGCTTGTAAGCAACAGCGAAAATAGGCTCAACGCCAGTAGATGTACCAGCAAGGATACCTATGCTTCCTGTAGGTGCAATAGCTCTGTTAGCTACTGGTCTACTAATACTCAGTGTATCAGCAGTCTCCTTGGATACCTTGTTACTTTCTCCTTCGTAAACTCCTAGCCACTTATGAAGTTCTTCTGTTACCTCATACTTAGCACCCTTCTTAATTAGCCATTCATGCATACCCATCAAGCCAAGACCAAGACGCCTATTCTTTTCTCTGACAGAGTAGACTTTCTCATAAGGTAGCTTTGCTTTTAAAGTACCACAGATAAGAAACTTTGTAGCCAAGCTGACGATATCTTTAAACTCACTAAGATCGTCAATCCTACCCAAGTTAATGCTGCCAAGATTGCATACATCCGAATCTGTATCGCTGCAGACTTCGGTACAAGCGTTGCGTAGTGTTTCGTTTTCCTTGTCAAAGAAGTTGAAGCTGAACCCCGGTTCTGCGGTCGATAAAGCTTGCCGTACATTAGTCCTAAAGACATCTCCTACATCTCCTGTATTCCAGTAGTTAAGTAACCATTCAGTATCGTAGTTAACACTTACATTGGTCATGTCAAGAGGTGCAGGAAAATTAAAGTCCTGTTCTTTTATTTGACCTAGACTGTACTCTGTGTTTCCTACCTTCATATCATACCAGTTCTTACTGGACAGAAATGTGGGTATGTCTGGATGTTTCCAGTTTAAGCTGGCATAGATAGCTGACCTTCGGCTACCCCCTTGCATAACCCTTCGGCCAATTTCGTTCAACATCTGCATCTTAGGGATAGGACCAGAAGCAAGACCACCAGTACCAGAAAGAACTCTTCCCTCTTCTCTGTACACAGAATAGTCTGCACCAATACCACCGCCTGTCATCAGGCATGACTCTGCTTTCCAAGAAAGGTTAGCCCAATCTTCTCTGGTATCTTCCTCTGCTTTTAATAAGTAGCAATTATTAAAGAACTTGTTGGGTCTACCTGCATAATATAGATAGCGACCACCGGGAATAAATTTAAGATCAGTAATATATTCTTTGAGTTGATCCTGTTCGTCATTGGTTAGTTGTACACCACATACATCATCTACTAAAGTTGATGCGAGGCTTGCCCATGTTTCACAACCTTGGTGAGCATACTTGTGTTTGAAAATATCTTCTGAAAATTTAGACCTGAACATGGGGTTTTCGTTAGATCGGAATGTAGGCATTTAATCTAGTCTCCTTCTATTATATGATCGTGAGCGTATAGCATAAGCAGTGTGTAATGTAGCATCTTTAGTATGTCTTGTCTATTCCTTCCTCCTTTCTTTCCGTACCTCTTCCAATATTTTAGAATGTTACCCATCAGAAATCCTTCTGCATAACCGTTATCAAATATTATTTCTGATGCCTGATGCTTTCCTTTTGCATAGTGTTGTGCGTAAGTCTCTTGAATGTATTGATGCATCTCATCAAGATAAGATTCCTCATCAAACTTATAGGTAGGTGTAGTCATCTTCGTTCCTTTACTTAAAAGATATGACAGTATTGATCCTCTTCCTTACATAATCTATTTCTTTAGACTGAATAACTTTATAAGCGAAAGTCTTAGCGTAGTCAATATCTATTCCAGCCAAATCACAAACAGTTCCAAAGTCTTCTGCAGTAACACCAACAGAAGCAGCGAACCATGCCTTGGCACTGTCTCTTGCTGTCCTAGATTCAGAAGACTCTCGTTGTTCCTCTGGCTTGGTAGCATCTAATAGTGCTTGGAGAATTACAGTAAGGAAAAGAACTTGTTCTGGTGCAGACTTTCTTGTTTCAATTAACTGTTCCATCTCAATAATAAATTCATTACTATTCTCTTTGATATTCACCATACAACCATTCTTCTGGAATACCATCCTTCAAATCACAAAACAAAAAATCATTCTTGGTACACCAATCAGCGTAAGAAGTCTTCGATCCTTTGTATATTTTATTTCTGGAGTTAGTAAAGACAAACCTAACATCTGCATCAGGATTACTCTCTCTTAGAAAGAGGTGCTTCTTCCTGTCTTCTCTGGTAAACCTTCCTTTAACTTCCAGAATAATACCCGTGTCATCAAGAACAAAATCAGGTAGATACTTCTTGTGTTCAATCCACATATAAGGAATATAGTGTGGTTCAAAGTCAAAGCCTACATCCTTACTGTCTAAGTATTCTGCTGCAGTCTTCTCGGCACCTGATCTAAACCTATAGTTCTGGGACATTAGGTGTCCTGTTTACTTCAGTTAAATACTTTACATTGTTTGCATATTGAAATGCTCTCAACCCTGTACCATTGTTCGCATCATGCCAGCAATCGAACTTATAAGAACAGTAGACGCAACCAGTATCCAGCTTACGGTTGCCAGAAGCACCATCAGGAACATCGTCGTAGCAACGATCAGGAGGCTTGCCATTATTAATAGCTTGTCGAAGATCATCAATACGAGATTCTGCATTGATCATATCCATGTGGTGTACCGGACAATATGTTATCTCTCCTGTTGATTTATCTATGACTACAAACCCAGCTTCCTTAACGTCATTAGCTTGAGCATAAGCAGATAGCTGAGAGATGTAACCAAAGGGATCGTCTTGAAAAATCTTTCCACTTTGAAACTTCTTAAAAGAAAAGCTAGATGCACTCTTGAAATCTACCAAGACATCATCTACTCTACCATCCTGATGACCTACTACATTATTAACAACCAACTCCTTCTGTCTGTCTGTTACAGAATGCCCTGCAGTTTTGGAAAGAAAGACAAGAAGACATTCTAAGATGTCTCCGTAAAGGAACTTTATGTAGTCTGAACCAGACAGATCATCCTCTTTGTTTTGTGGATTATTATATTTATCATTAAGAGAATACCATATCTTTCTATCTGGTTGCCCTATCATGGACAGTCTTAGGTTCCTTCTTGGCTTCCTTTCCTCACTAATAGCAGAGACAACACAATCAGTTATATCTGCCGCTAGTTCCTTTAAATCTTCCGCAGATATCTTAGCCTTCCTATCAGTAAAGATACTATAGATATCCTCAACTAAAGTATCTATTGTTTTCTCTGGTTGTGCTGCCTTTGCCATAGCTGTACCTATGCAGCTAATGCAGTAGGCATAGGTTCACTTGTAAGACGGTAACGAGTATAAGGTTTACCTTCTGGTGTCTTAGCAGACACGGCTTCAATCGTATAACCTTTCTTGCGTAGCTTAGAGATTGCAGCAGTCAAGTTCTCTGCCCATCCATTCTCAATTGCAGTCTTCCTTGTGACACGCATACGCTTACGCAATGCACTCAGTAATCTACTCTGTCCGTTCTTCATTACTATCTATCCTTTCTTTAAGTTGCAGTATCCTTAGAGCCGACAGTCCCTCTCCACTCCTGTCAGACAGTTCTGTTGCCCCATATCTTATCGGCAACCCCGTGTACACCTCTCTACCTAAAAGGGTACTGCTTCTTCTTGCTGTTGGGAAGAAGACGAAGACTTGACTACATAGCCATCGTCAATGGATTCAAAGTCGTTGCTGTTCCCATAAGGGACAAGATCAACAACCTGTACAGCCATGAGGTCTGCACCTACACCAGACTTACCCGCGTAAGTCCAATCATAAGTAGCAAACTTTACGTTAACCTGACTGCCATTGCCAATAAGCTGATCATTCCAGCTATTATTGGCAGAGTCCTTAACGGTAGGAGCAGGACGCTCGTCACCGTTCTTCTTGTAGAGCTTACGCTTGATGGTAACAAAGTCATTGCGACCGTCACCCTTGTTCTTAATAGACAATCCAAGATTCTCTATTGTACTCCTAGTGTCATCATCTAACTCAAGATCAATTGAGTACACTGGTTCGTAAGTAGTATTAGGAGCGAGTACGCTTGCCCAATGTGCTTTACCAGAAACGATGTGGACGTTATTAGACATATGTTAGTAACCTTTCTTTTCGTAGGCTGCACCATGCAACCTTTCTCTAGTTTGCGAATTATGCACTATTCTGTACGCTAAGTCAAGGACTCTTTAGAATATTTTTTATTTTTCTTTTGATTGGTTGATAACATCTTGAAACATAAGATCATCTATGCTTTTAAGAGAGGATATCTTTAGGTTGTAACAGTCACTCTTCACTATGTAACCATTAGATTTATCTATAGTACCCTTCTCCATAAAGATACTGTCCTCAAGGTATTGATTCTTATCATAATAACCCAGTATCCAACCAACAGAAAAATCATTTTTAATTCTACAGAATATGTAGTAGTCACACTGTTGCTTAGTGTTCCAGTTAGATATAGAACAATCATATTCTAGCTTTGGTTTGACTGATGTTCTTTTGGTTTTAACATCAACAGTCTTGCCATCAGAAAGAACTATGTCATAGTTATAAGTAGATTCAATAGGACGATTGAGATATTTAGATACTATCAGTTCGCCCATAGCACCATAAATATTTCCTGCACCCCTAGTGAAAGAACCTTTGAGTACTCCCATACCCTTAGACATTCTTGCAGCTTTAGCAGCTATGTCTTCAGTGATTTCCAGTTCCTTCATTAGTGTGTCTGCGCCCAAGTCTTTCCTATCTTGTACTCGCTTCCTAGTGGGCATAGTACTTTTAAATCCTTTTCTGTTTGTTTCATTGCTTTCTTTGTAAGTTCTCCAAACAATTCAGCATGTGGATTGTAGACCTCATGTTGGTACTCATCATGTATTGAGGCAACAAGAGATGCTTTCACCTTCCTTTCCTTGTATAGTTTATTAATATTAATTAACCACTGCTTACAGATAACTGCACCTGCCCCTTGAATAAGGAGGTTAACAGCAGCGTGCCTGTTCCTTATCATCAGATGCCTTCCATCTAAGCCAACGAGGTAGCCTCTCTGACTAGCCCTATCAACTCTCTCCCTGAATATCTTTAGGGATGGTGTGTTAGAAAGAAAGGAATCAATTAACTCCTGTCCCTTCCTTGCATCACCCCCTACTACCTGACCTATCTTAGCTGCACCAGCACCGTAGATGAATGCGTAGATGAATGTCTTTGCTTGGTCGCGTGTATCTAATCCAGCAGCCTTTTGGTTTGCTGTATGTATGTCACCATCTACTACCTCATCAGTAAACTTCTTGTCACTTAGGTAATGTGCTAATGCTCTTAGTTCAAGAGAAGAAGCATCACAACCAACAAGGACATTAGAATTACTGGAAACTGTCCAGCAATCCCTACACTCCTGACCATAAGGAGAGTAGACTGCAGGAACTTGAGCCATGTTTGGTGAATGATGCGCCATCCTTCCAGATATAGCGCGTAAAGTAAGTACTTGTCCATGAACTTTCCCATCCTCTTTAGTTGCTTCTAGCCAAGACTTGACTTGTGCTATGCGTTTCTTCAGGGTTAGGTACTCTGCAATCATCTGTGCTTCAGGGATATCTACTTTCTTCAGGACACTCTCATCTACAATAGCATGTCCCTTCTCTGTAAACTTATCTGGTTCCCATCCACACCTCTTTAGCCTTTCAACAATCTGTTGACGCGAGGCGAGGTTGAAGGTTTGGTAGTTGATAGCCGTGTGGACTCCTGATACGGTGGTGTAGTCTTGTATGTGACGAAGCCCAACTGTAGATAGGGAACCATCTTTCTTATAACGCGGCGTAATTTCTTTGACCGCAACAGGTATCGGTATAAACGTATTTTGTACAGTTTGTTCAAGAGAATCCGATTTATCTTGTAACCTAGCAATAAGGTTTGTAGCTTTTTGTATGTCGAGGGCAAATCCATTCCTTTCCTGTTGATCTATTAAAGCTCTGATTTTATATTCTAATTCAATAGAATCTCTACTTATGTTTTTAATTTCTTGTTGAAGAGTAATCCATACTCGTTCAGTCAAGTCAACGTCACGCTTGCAATACTCTATCATCTCATCCGATATACCAGAAGAGAAGTCAGTGAACTCTATCTTAGCAAAGTTTAATCTCTCACCCCAAGCGTTCAAGGAATGTCCCTTGTCTCTTGATGGATGGGTTAGCTGAGATAGAATAAGAGTATCTTCTAATTGAGATAGAGTTATCTTTGTACCTAGTAATTTATTAAGAACTGGTGCATCAAAAGATATACCGTTGTGCATTATAAACTTATCTACTTTACTACAGAATAGAGGGAAGTCAGTGTAGCACTCCTGTTCTTTCCAAGAGTATACCTTGCCTGTCTGTCTGTCTTTAGCTACGATACAATGTACAACGGTAGCATCTAAACTATCTGTCTCAATATCTAATACAACTATCATTTACCTTCCAATAAAGATACTAATTCTAAGTCACACGCAGGACAAAAGCCTACTTCAATATCCTCTAAGTATAGTACAGCATTGCAGTTTGTACATTGTTGGTACTCCTTATCGTCAAAGCCATCGTCATGTTGGTACTCGTAGTCAGGGTTTAACCATGAAGGATGTATACTATACTTCGACATTCTTTTCAAGCTCCTTATAAAATTTACCTACCTTTATTATCTCATCTGCAGTAAATTCTCCTTTCATGCTATTAGCTCCATTAGATACCCAAATAATATTTCCTTTTGTGTACCCTTTGTTGTTATCAATTCTATCTACACTAGGCCACAATTTTCTTGGGTATTTCTCCTTACCAGTAACAAAAGGAGTTTTGAATATAGGACATCTGTTATCTTTAGGAAAGATTTCCTTTAAGTCTTGCCATGTTACATTAAATTCTTTTTTGTATTTATATTTATTTCTATTTTTCAAGATAGCTAGTCGTTTTTTAAAGAAGACTTCATGTCCTATAGTATTTTGTTTGTGCATTCTTGTTTGGTAATGTTGCTGTACTTTAGCTGGGTCTTTTCCTTTACCTTCCCATTTAGGCAATGCCTTCTGTCTTATCATAGAACAATATCTCCTTCACCGTCATCACCGTCAGGGTTGTCACCTAGACTCTGGACTTCCTGTAACCGCCCGGTATCCTTGTTAAAGAACAGGTGACAAGCCACGCCTGTCTCTCCGCTGTAACGGTTCTTCAATACACGGATCGTAGTAGTGTTAGAGATGTTCTCGTCATCAGATTGTTGGTCCCTTTCCATAGCTACCACTGCATCTGACAGTTGCGCTATGCTCTGGCTACCCCTGAGATGAGCCAAGCTTACCTCCTTACCTTGCTCATGTCCAGTGTCTCCACTGGTGCGTCGGAGATGAGACACAAGCAACAGAGCTACGTTACATTCCTCTGTGATGCTGCGAAGCTTAGTCATAAGGTTGTCGATGTTCCTTCGTTCATCCTCTCCTTCTAACCCAGATACTAGGATAGATAGATGGTCAAGGAATATCCACTTACAATCCAGTGCTTTGATCATGTACCTGATGCGACTAAGGATTTCATCTGTACGCATAGAACCAAAGTGATCGAAGGCATAGAACCTGCGCGTACCTACAGTAGCATCTTGCCACGCTACTAGGTCTTCGCGAGAGAACTCATCCCTGATCTCCCTGATGTACAGTCTAGCGTTAGCTTCGACTGACATGAGATGGAAGATAGTATTACGCACGTTCTCTTCCAAGGAGATAACACCTATGTTCTCTGTCGTATTGTTCAAGACGTAGTGCATCATCTCTCGCATGACACTGGACTTACCCGTGCCTGTACCTGCAGTGAATGTTACTAGCTCACCTGTACGCATTCCGTATAGCTTATCGTTAAGCCCAGCAAAGGGATAGAGGCAGGTCTTGTAGTGTCCTTCCTCGTATAGAGCCTCGCCCATATCAGCAAGGTTAAGGATACCTGCTGGTGTGTACTGCTTTGCATTCCACCAAGCGATAGAGAAGTCTTCACGCTTGCCCTTCATAAGATACTCGTTAGCATCCTTGAAGGTAGACAGGTTGACGATCTTACACTTGTTAGGTTCAAACAGAGATGCTACCTTCTGCGCTGCCTTCTTACCTGCATCGTCGGAATCAAAGCACAAGACAATGTTATCAAAGGTATTGAGGTACTCAAGGTTAGCCTTGCAGTTCTTGTATGCTGATTGAGCGCCAGAGTTAACGGAAACGACAGGCCATTTAGAACCTAGCATTTCGTAAGCAGACATAGCATCTAGCTCTCCTTCGCAGACGGTGATGTACTTACCACCGCCAGAGAACAAGGTCTGTCCAAAGAGAACAGCTTTGTTAAGGGTTCCCTCTGGTTGAGAGAACATAACCTTGGTATCACATACTCTTACCTTGGTAGATATGTGGTTGTTATTCTTATCGTAGTAAGGGTAATGATGTTTGATAATCTTATTAGAGTTATCTAATTCTACTGTAACATTGTACTTCTTACAGGTATTGTGTGCTATCTTTCTATCAGCTATCGCTGAAGATATAGAGTTATTTAAATTAGTCATAGGCTTCACCGTATTCGTTGTTTGTTGAAGCTGCATTGCTTTAAAGTCTCCTTCGGTTATGCTGCTTGTGTTACGATGGTAGGTAGCACAAGAGAAGCACCAAGAATGTCCATCAGAATAGAGAGTGTATGCATCGCTTGATGAACAGTCAGGACACGGCCCTTGCTTGACTGCCTTGGTTAGGTCTTGGTCTTCATGTTGGCTGTACATCTAGTACCTCGTTGGTATTGTAGTCTTATCCTTCTTTGTATCTAATGTATCACATATGCTCTTCAATCTCCAGTATTCTCTTAACATAGTTTGAAGATCAGAAACAAACATATCTCCAGTATTATCTTCCATTGATGTATAGGCATCTCCTACACTATCGGCATAGTCTTGTACGATTTCCTCTAGTGTACGTTCCTTACCTTTCCATCTATATTTAGGTATAGTAATCATGTTACTACTCTCCAGTATTTATGGGGTTAGTTGTCTTCATCTTAATGGCATCGTCATTAGCAAACAAAGTAAAGGATGCCTGTTCTCCACTCTCAGTATCAACTGTGATGGTAGTGTAGTGGGTTTCTGTTTCAGGCAAGTAGTCATTCTTTACTTCGACGTTAGTTACTCTATGAATGTTTGTGGTAATCATAATATTAATCCTTTACTATGCTATATTGAAGGGTTCGTTTAGGTGCAACATTAACAAGTAACTTGTCTTTACTTTTAAAGTTATTCTTATATCGTAGATGATTCATAAGATTACTAAGAGAACTTAATGAATCTCTCATCTCTTGTTTAGTACCTTGATCAAAAATAAAACCAACAGACCAACTCTTAGCTGTTCTATCTGAACCTCTAATTATCTTGTACATCTTTTGATTCTCCTATGTAATCGTACATGATTTTATTTGTAGGTTTTCCTTTCTTTCTTGTATACTTTTTCTTGGACACAACTACCTTGTGACCTAGAGCATGTCGCCATCTCCAGTTAGGGTCACGCTTCTTAATTACTTTGCTCATCTTGACTATCCAATAGCTCATTAACAAATGCCATGTCACCAGACATGATCTCATCTGTCTCTTCCGCTGCTAATTTCTTAGCTTCCTTCCTGTTATAACCCTCTTGCATATAGGTTGTCAACAGTTCTCTGAAAATAATTTTCCTGTCTTTTTCCCATAGGTTTTTCATTACTCTACCACCTTTTCCCTATGTATATTCCATAAAGACAGAGACAAAGAATCATCTATAGCATCTGTCTTTTTAATCTCAAAGCTTTGTACACCATCTTCATTGGTATAGATAGCTAGGTACAAACCGTTCAAAGATATTTCATTGTATATCATTGTTCCTTTTCCTTGTTGGTTAAAGCAGCCCAAGAGGTAGGATACAATACATTAATTATCTTATCCCAAAGGGAAGCTAAGTATTGTATCTCCTTCTGTGCGTGAGGATCACTCCTCAAATTATAAGCTCTGGCGAAAGCATATAGAGAACCAGTAACATAGTAGCTGGTGTACATGCTTTGAGGCAGAACCATCCTTGCTTGCTCTGGACACACACCTAATCTTAACAGGTGATTGTATGTCCACTCGCAATTCTTTATTGCCTTCTTGTATTCATTTATAAATGCACCTCTGTTTATGTTCACTGTCTCCTCGCTACTGCCTTGCTTGGCATTCGATGCTCTTCGACGCCATTCCTTTGGCTCATAAAATTCTGGTGGACTGTCAACATATCTACGAGATACCTCATTGTAAGAGAACCCTACCATATGTTTGAACCTTTGTCTAGCTACAAATAAAGGAACATCTTCTCGTAGAGTTATAGTACAGTGAGTGAAAGGTGTGAAGTGATTATGTTTTGCTAGGTAGTTAATTAATTTTGTATCTGTTTCTTTTAATTCTTTAAGACCTGTCGCAGGTATGTCCTTCTCCCAGCTAGATTCCTTGTCGAAGGATACCCTAGCTGAATTAACTACAGTCAAGTCACTACCAGAATTACCTATTAACTTTGCTTCCATGTCCTTACCTTTCTTACTACATTAATAAGAAACAAACAATCATAACAACACCTAGAAGACATACTATAATCTCAGTCTTGGTTATCATAATACATTCTCCTTTAGCTATAGTGGCGCACCCGGCAGGACTCGAACCTGCAACCTATAGATTAGAAGTCTATTGCTCTGTCCAGTTGAGCTACGGGAGCTAGTCATCTTCCCTGTAACCTTATGATTTGTTTAGTAGTTTTTGTACTATCTGTTCCAGTTCCTGTTCTCTTTTAGATATCTTATCTTCCAAATACATTACTTCATTTCTTAATTGTTTTACTTTCTTGTACTCATTATATAGTTGTGTGTTAAGAAATTTTATTTCATTCTTAGCTAACTTTATTTGATTCTCTTGATCAGTTACTTTATCTGCATCCAATATATTTTGTAGTGCTACCCTTAATTTAATAGCATCAATGTATGGTGCTTCAGCGGGTGATATATCCTTATCTATAAATTCTTCTAGGTCATCTCTTAACATATCAGAAGTCATCCCCGAAACCAGAGTCAGGGTATACATCATCCATAGTTTCTATAACAGAATTACATTTCTTATTACTCTTTGACCTCTCTTCTATTAATTGTTGTAGTTCCGCAGCAAAGAAATCAAACTCATACATAAGTTGTTCCGCATTAAAGAGCATAACTTCTTCAGAGTAAGTTGAGTTGTCTCTGCTATTAGATTTACCTATATACTCTCCGATAAGATCACTTAAAAGTACCCAACATAATCGTTTGTTTCCGTACTCCGCATCAAGATAAAAGGATACATATAAACCTTCGTCATGTGTTTCTAGTTGTACTCCTACATCATCTAAAACAAATTTACTTTTGATCATCATCTGTTATGTTCCTCTCATTAGATTGTTAAGTTATCGTCATCAAATATTTTACTATGCCATTAGCAAGCAACGCACAAGACACAGAATTAATAACAATCAATGCCCTGTCATTCCAAATTATAGCTACGATCAGCCAACCAAACAACCCTAGTGAATGAACAAATAGATTAAAAGGATAAAGATTATTTGATGTTAGTATCATACCTAAGATAAGAATGATAGTAGATATCCATTTGATGTACCAATCTTTAGTGTGAGTAGGTGTAATCTTTTTCATATATTATTATACCTTATTAAAAGAAATGAGGTGGACTTAGTATATAAAAACTAAATCCACCTCAACGCTAACAACTCTAGTGGACCATGTTTAACCGGGCAATAGTGTCAGGATATTGCTCAGTATCCCACTCCTCTACACCATTAAGGAAGTCATTGATCTGACCAACTGGTATTGCCTCAATGAATGGTGCATGAGACACAGTAAGTAGATAAGACTTCATGTAGCCGGGAATGTCGGAATGATTTCTATATTTGTAAACCATTATCTTAGTCCTTCCTTGTTTGTGTTGTTAAGCTGCCTCAAGGAAGTCAGCAAACACCTTACTACCAAGCCATTTACTGACCTGTTCCTGACGCTTGAGTAGTGTACCATCATCTCCGGTACGAGTCAAGCTAAACCTTGTGTCCTCTCCACCGTGACTACCATAGTTGGTCATAGAAGATACAACAGAGAACACATTGCTGCCACGCTCCTGTACTTCATCAATGTACTGGGAAAACAAACGAAAAGCCAAACCATTTTTACGTTTAGGATCATCAGTCGTACCTGTTGTGAGCTTACGGAACAGGTCCATTACCCTCTTGCTGTCATAGATATGGGAATCAGCCCACTTCTGATACTGTTCAACAGTATTCTTGTGACGATCCAAGGACATTTCAAACGCCTCAATAAATCCATCGACAGCAAAGTTCCTTGTGTGTTTGCGTCGAGTAACATCATACACACCGTTGATCTGTCCATTAGTACAGAAGAAATCTATGTCACCAGAATAAAACACTACACTGGATGAGCTATTAAAAGCATTCTTCATAATGAACCTTAGACCTACGTTAGTCTTATGTCCAGTACTCGTTTCTACTTCTCCCTTGATAGAGGGAAGAATGTATTCAGCAAAGCAAGCTGCCCCCTTCTTGGTTATGTGATCCTTAATTACTACATCATCCAAGACAACAGGATCAAAGTAGTTGATCATCTGTTCCTGTAGAGGCATGAGTATTTCCCAGTTCTCTACTACCCTATAGTTCTTACCTACTATACCAAGGCAGTGGTCTTGTTCAGAGTAACCATCTCCCCGTGTCAGCATCTTGTAGTTTTGAGGGACAAGACCAGTAGTGATACCTACTACATCCTGTTCAAAGACAGGGAAGAAAATATCCCTGCCCTCTGTGGTTGATAGTCTCTCAACGCCGCCTGTTGTACTGGTAGTATACATATCTTTCTCCATTGTTAAGTGTTAGCTTTCGTCACCATCATCATCGTCATCACCATACAAATCAATGATCTGTTTCTTGGTGAAGCCTAAGTTAACCATATCTTTGATGAACTTATCTTCAGAGATGGCACCGTAAGTATAGAGAACTTTTAACTTCTCTACCTTACGGTTCCAAAACTCCTGAACAGATATAATATCTGCTGTTGGTTTAGTCGTTGGGTTCTGGGTTATCGTACATCTCCTCGTATAGTTGTGTATACAGTTTATAAATCTTCTTAGATTTAGAATGGTTCCAATACCATTGCGGCATCCTTTCGTACTGCCACTCTAAATCTCTACACCATTCCATATAGGTCATCATTACTACATCTCCAAGGTATTGTCAAGTACGCGAAGACACTGCAAAGCATTTCGTCGCATCGTTTGTTTCAAGTTAAGACCAGACTTACCGCTGTCTTGATCTCGACGGGCCTGTAGTTTTAGAGCAAACCCAAAGTCTCCCCAATGTCCTAGTCGAACATTCCTTCCTAGCAATTTGTTGACTTCATCAGTTCGATAGTCAGCGTAACCTCCACCGATAGGCGAGACTGTCTCATAGTTATATTTCTTGGTGTTATCCCGCCACTCTTTCACATCCTCCTCCGCGAAGAAGATATTTGAGTTGTGCTTGATAGCCTTGAGAAGTCCCTTGTGCTTGGCAGTATACACTGCGTTGCGGGTAAGGCCCGTTGCTACGGATACTTCGGCAGTCGTCAGGTTGTAGTTCTTCATAATGTATTCCTTATCTAAGGTTGGGGTTAAAATGTAATAGATACTACACTTATGTACTACACTGGTGTAGTGGTTACTCTTCGTCGTAGTCTGGTTCTATATCTTCAGCTACTGCGACAGACACTGCCGCACTTTCGCTTAGGCCCTCTTCCATTAGAGCATCTATCTTGTTAAGTAAACTATTTTCCCATGCTAGTTCTCTACTCATTCCTCTGTTCCTTCCATCAGTACGTCGCTCTGTGTCTTGATGTAAACCTGCGCCCCACATGATAACGGATGAAAAGGAGTATACATTAGTTCACATGGCCC